GAATTAGAAGAGATTTGAAGGCACTTATCAATCGACCAGCTCAATATGAGATATGTTTTGGAAATCAATTTCATATAAATGAAACCTTTAATAATATTGGATATAATATCAAATCTACTGGATTTAAAATACTAAATCAATCAGACGTGGTATATTTTACAGATACTCCACATTTAGATGGTAAAACAGGAGTTATTTCAATTGTAAAACCAGGTCAAACTTCTGCAGGAATTGATACCACATCATTAAATCCTTTCGTCGTTGTTCAATCTGCTGGTATTGTTAATTATGTAAGTGGAGAAATAACTCTGAATACAATTACAATTACATCAACAGAGTTGGAAAATGATTTAATCGAAATACAAGCATATCCTGAGTCAAATGATATTGTAGGTCTTAAAGATCTGTACGTTTCATTTAATGTTTCAAAAAGTCAAATAAATATGGTAAAGGATACAATCGCATCTGGAGAGGACATCTCTGGAGTGGTCTTTACAAAAAATTCGTATCGTTCAAGCTACTCAAACGGGAAATTAACGAGGTCGTAATATGATACAAACGGGTTTTGAATCTAGGGTAAAAATACAACAAATAATAGACAGTCAACTTCCAGAATTTATCTTAGATGAAAGTCCAAAGGCTGCTGAGTTTTTAAAACAATATTATATTTCTCAAGAATATCAAGGTGGTCCAATAGATATTGCAGAAAACTTAGACCAATATATCAATCTTGACAATCTTATATCAGATGTTGTTGTTGGGTTTACAACCCTAGAAGATAATATTACAGCATCATCTACAAATATTACAGTATCAAGTGTAAAGGGATTTCCATCAAGATATGGTTTACTCAAAATTGATGATGAAATTATCACATATACTGGATTATCAGGAAATACTTTTACTGGTTGTGTAAGAGGATTTAGTGGTGTTACAAACTACCATAAAGATTTAAAGTATAGTGAGTTAGTTTTTACTGAAACAATATCAACATTTCATACTTCGGGATCTTCTGTACAAAACTTAAGTTCTCTCTTTTTACAGGAATTTTATAAAAAAATAAAATTTAGTTTAACTCCAGGTTTAGAAGGTTTAGATTTTACTGAAGATCTTAATGTTGGAAATTTTATAAAGGAATCACGAACTTTATATGAATCTAAAGGAACACCAGAATCTTTTAGAATTCTATTCAATATTTTGTATGGCGAAACCCCAAGTGTAATTGATCTTGAAAGACTTCTAATCAAACCCTCAGATGCTGGATATATTAGAAGAGATGTTGCAATTATAAGTAATATTTCCGGAAATCCAACAAAACTAGTTGGTCAGACAATTAAAAAAACAACAGATGAGTTTACAAGTGCTGCAGTATCCGAAGTAGAAACCATTGCTCGAAATGGAATAACTTACTATAAACTTAATTTTTTTGTTGGATATGATGACACTTATCCTAATGTTACTGGAACCTTTGATATTACACCAAGTACGAAAGTTATTGAAAGTGTATCATTAACACCTTTACCAAATAATACAGGTGTAATTAGCGTAGACTCAACGGTTGGTTTTGCAAAAACTGGAAGTATTTTTTTTGGATCTAACGAAATTGTTTACTCAGATAAAAGCGTAAATCAATTTTTAGGTTGTTATGTAAAATCTTCAAATTCTGTAACAATACCAAAAACATCATCTTTAATTTCCAATGAAACTTATTATGGGTATGAAGATGGAGATTTAACTAAAAAAGTTGAATTTAGAATTACAGGAGTATTGTCCAACCTTGACATTGAAACTGAAAACTATGAACTGTTGAATAATGATATCATCTATCCAAAAAATGTTGGGGAATCAATTGAACGCGGAAGTTCTGTGAAAGAAGTGTTTGCGAATTCTTGGATTTATAATACAAGTTCAAGATATCAAATTGACTCTTTTACAGGAAACACGATAACAACAAAGTCTGATATAGATTCAACTAGTTTGGCAGTTGGAGATAAAGTTGAAATTTTAAAAAGAAATACAGAAATTGTAGTTTCTGGGTTTGAAGATGTGAATGTTAATTCAATCTCAAATAATACAGTTAGTATCAACGTAAGCACGTCCTTTTTAAATCAATTAGATAAGTATGATATTAGAAGAAAAATTAAAACCGCAACTTCTACAATAGTTCCTATTGAGTTTGGAAATAATAAATTATTATCCGATATACAAAATGTGTATGTTGAAAAACCAAATAATTTATATGTTGCATCTAACTCTCTACCTTCATATGATATACAAACTAATATTTTTGAATATGATGTTTTCGAATTATCCGGATATAGCGTTGCTATAGAATCTTATTCGATTATTGATTTTGGAACAGAAATTTCATTTATAACTGGAGATAGAGTTTTTTATTCTGCAAATGGCACTACTCCAATAGTTGGATTGCAAGAGGGAAGTTACTTTATAGAAGTTTTAAGTAATAAACAACAAATCAAGTTATATTCAAGTGGTCCTGTGGTTGGAACTGATGATTTCATTTATTTTGGAATTGGTCAATCTTCCACACCCATAGGAACACATAATTTTAAATTGTACTCACAAAGATCTAATAAAATATCTGGGCAAAAAATATTTAAAAAATTTAATCTATATCCAGAGTTAGGTGATAGTACAAAAAATATAACAATTCCTGGACCAATTGGAATGTTAAAAAATGGTGTTGAAATATACAATTATAAAACAAACGACAAAATTTATTATGGACCAATTGAAAACGTAGATGTTCTGAATGGTGGAAATGGATTTGATGTAATTAATCCACCTCTCTTAGAATTATCCTACGGGTCTGGATTAATTCAACCAGTAATAACTGGGTCCGTTGAAAAAATTTTTGTAGACCCTCAGGATTTTGATATAGATGTTATTGTTTCCATTGCTCTTACTGGAGGAAATGGATCTGGAGCAAGTTTTCAACCAATTATTGAAAGAACAGTAAGGGAGCTCCAATTCGATGCCAGATCTATTTCTGATGGAGGAGGACTAGATGTTATTAATGATAGAATTTCTTTTGCTTCAACTCATAATTTAATTAATGGTCAACCAATAATTTATGACAGAAATTTTAATCCTGCACTTGGAATAGGAACTTTCAATGGTTCAAATTTTGATCAGTCAAAAACTTTGGTTAGTGGTGCAACTTATTATGCAAAAGTTATCAACGATAGAACCATTGAAATATATCAATCTTTTTCCGACTATGGCGTAGGAGTTAATACCGTAGGATTTACAACTATTGGAAATTCTGGCATTCAAAAGTTTAAAACAGAACTTAAGAATAAACTCACCGGTATTTCAGTTCTTAATGGGGGTGGGGGATATACAAATAAAATTTTAAGAGTATCTTCGTTGGGAATATCAACATATAATAACACAGTTACATTTAAAAATCATGGATTTAACGACGGAGATCTTGTCTTATATGATTATGAGACATCTGCAATTTCTGGACTTTCAACATTTAATAGTTATAATATTTTAAAATTAAATTCTGATGAATTTAGACTTTGCAATGCTGGTGTTGGTGGTACAGACACTTCTAATTATCAAAGAAAAAATTATGTAAAGTTTGCGTCAACTGGGAGTGGATATCAAACTTTTAAATATCCAGATATTAAGTTGAGTATAGAATATTCTTCAGTTGGTTTGGGGAGCACTCAAATTAGAGGAATAATTAGTGCAACTCCAGTTATAAGAGGTAAAATTTCCACAGTTTATGTTTACGATAAAGGATCTGATTATGGGTCAACAATATTAAATGTTCATAAGAGACCCCGGATTATTGTCAAAAACGGAAAAAGTGCCCAATTTAGACCTACAATAGATAATGGAAGAATAACTGATGTTCAGGTTTTATATAGTGGAATAGAATATTACTCCACTCCGGATTTAGAAATTACTGGGAGTGGGAGAGGAGCTATTGTTCGACCAGTAGTTTCTGATAATAAAATAATAGATGTAGTTGTAATAAATCCGGGTACAGGTTACACATCTACAGACACAACGATTAAAGCAATATCAGCAGGTAATAATGAAATATTAAGAGTGAATATTAGAGAACTTACTCTTAATAATTCTTTTAAATATGGTATTCAAAATGAATTTTATAAAAATCCATCAAGCGAAGTGTTGATTGAAAAAAATAATAGTTTAGAATATGTTATAATTGGTTATTCTCAGTCATTAAAATCAAATTTTAATGACAATAAAGAACTGGTTGGACAACATTCAGATATTATTGGTTGGGCATATGATGGAAATCCAATCTATGGTTCGTATGGATATTCTGATCCTAATAATATAAATTCTCCAATCAAAAAATTAGAACCTGGGTATTCTTTAATTAATTTGGAAAATAGACCATCAACTAGTGATTTTCCCTATGGATATTTTGTTGAAGACTATCAATATACTGGAACTGGAGACTTAGATCAATACAATGGAAGATTTTGCAAAACTAAAGATTTTCAAGAAGGAATATATGCATACTTTGCGACGGTGGAAAGTAATGTTGATGGGCAACTTGTTGGGAAATTTCCATATTTTATTGGAGATGAATATAGATCTCCATATATCACAGAAAATATTAAGTTAGATCAATCTTTCGACTTCAATAATTCCAAATTACTTAGAAACACCTTTCCCTTTAAAGTAAATCAAGAATATGCAGACAATGATTTTATTATAGAATCAAATGAAATTGTACAGCAAAAAACATTAGTAGAATCTGTTTCTTCTGGAAGTGTATCTGGATTTGAAATTGTTAAATCTGGATCAAATTATATGATAGGAGATTCTATTATTTTTGATAATAGTAGCAGTGGTGGTAGTGGAATCAATGCCGAAGTATCTAGATTAACAGGAAAGGATATTATTGATATAAACACGACTGTACAATCATATAATGATTCTATCATTAAATGGAAAGATGGATCGACAATTGAAATATATATTTCTCCATACCATAATTTTGTAAACAAAGACAATATTAATATATCAGGATTATCAACTCAGGTTTCCAACTTGAACGGTTCTTACAAAATAGGTGTAACAACACACGTTACAACTCTAGATAAAGATATTCCCAACTTCTCAGCAACAGGAATTGTTACCGATATTTATTTAACCTCTATTCCAAACAACATTTCAATCGGAAGTAGCATTCAAATCGAAACTGAAATTTTTTCTATTTTAAATATTTACCCAACTTTTGGAATAATTAGAGTAGATAGAACTAGCACTGGTACGGCACATACTCAAACAACTCCAGTATATTTTCTTCCAGATTCATTTACTATTGAAAAATCGACTAGTTATTTTAATTCTCAAAATAATTCAAAAGTATACTTTAATCCAAAAGAATCTATTGGAATCGGAACAACGACTGGATCTGGAATTTTGGTAAATTACAATGTTGGAATTACATCCTATAATGCCTTTATTCCAACACAAAGTCTATTTTTACCAAATCACCCATTTAAAAATAATCAACAAGCTGTTTTGAAAAAACCAGTAGGGTCTAGTTCAATAGTAGTTTCTAACACACCAGAAGGATCTTCTTTTAATATTTTAAATTCCAACTCTGAAGTTGTTTATATTATTAACAAATCTAAAGATTATATTGGGATTGTCACAAATGTTGGACTTACAACAACTGGGGGATTATTTTTTCTTTCATCGGGCACAAACGATTATCATTATTCTATAGAATCAAATTTAGAGCAAATTAAAGCAAAAATTAATAAGGTAACCTCTACGGTTTCAGTATCAACTTCTCATCAATTAAAAATAAATGATGAGATATTTTTAAAAATAAATCCAGATCTTTCTGTAGGGATTGGCACTTCAACATCAATTAATGTTAAATTAGATCCACTTACTCAAAAAATTGTAATAAATCCTTTAAATTTTAGTTCTTCAGGAATTAATACAACAAATAATTCTATTTCAATAATTTCGCATGGATTAAAAACAGGAGATAAAATTTTATATGAACCATTGGGAACCTTACCGGTAGGTTTGGCAACAGGAAATTATTTCATTTATAGAGTTGATGAAAATACTATAAAATTTTGCGAAACTTTATTAGAATCTTTAAATTCACCACCAATTACAGTTTCAATAATCAGTTCTGGATCTGGAAGTCACAAAATTAGTCTTGTCAATCCACAAATTAAAGTTATCAAAAATAATAATTTAACTTTTAATCTATCAGATTCTTCACTACTTGGATACAATTTTAAAATTTACTATGATGAAAATTTTAAAAAAGAATTTGTTTCGACCGCAACAACGGAATCATTTTCTGTTGTTGGAGTCGGAACTGTCGGATTAACATCAACATCTAGTCTCACGCTAAATTATTTTAATAATGTACCAGAAAAATTATACTACAATATAGAAAAATCTGGGTATATTAGCACTACAGATACGGATGTTACAAATTATTCGCAAATAATTTTTGAGAATAGTTCTTATAATGGAAATTATAATGTAGTAAGTGCCGCTGATACTTCTTTTACAATATCTTTAAGAGAAATACCAGAAAATTTCTATTATAGACAAAACGATTGTGATATTCTGCAATATTTTACCACCTCAAATTCCGCAAATGGTGGAATTGACAAATTAAAACTTTTGTCTGGGGGATCATCATACACATCTATCCCACTTTTTGATGGAGTAAATTCTGAAAATGGAACAGGTGCTTTTATTCTCGGAGTTTCAACATCAATTGGTAAAATAAAACAGAGTCGCATTATTAATGAGGGATTTGAATATTCATCAGACAAAACTCTCAGACCCACTGCTTCTACACCACAAAGTATCTATATTTCAGCATCCAATACAATTGATAACATTGTGGTATTGAATGGAGGTCAAAATTATACTACTCCCCCAGATTTGATTTGTATAGATACCGACACTGGAAAATTAATTAATTCTGGTTTAATTAAAGCAAACTTGTCGGGATCTTCTATTATTTCGGTAACGGTTGAAAATAGTCCAAAAGGTTTGCCAATTAATCCGGTTACAATTAGATCGATTAATAATTCTAACGGAATATCGATTGATACAATTCAATCTTCGGCAGGTACTGTTACTTGCTTTTTAACTACACCATTGGCAGGTTTTACTGCTGCACCATTTTCAATTGGAGATAAAATATTTGTAGAGGGAATTCAAAAAAGCGGGTCTGTTGGGGATGGATTTAATTCTTCCGACTATGGATATCAATTTTTTACCGTTACTGATTTTCAAAATAACGATCCAGCAACATTAGAATTTAATCTCTCTGGATTGACAACAAATCCGGGAGTAGCAAAAACTATTCAAGAGTCTTATGCTTCAATAATTAATCGTAATATTTATCCAGAATTTAAGGTTGTACAGAAATTCTCACCATTCCTAATTGGAGAAAAATTATCATCAAATAACGGAAATGGTTTTATATCCAGGGATCTAACAGTAGTTACTTGTGATGAAAATTTTGTAAGAGTTGCTGGAGGTTATGAACTTTCTGTTGGAGAAATTTTAAGAGGATTAGAGTCTTTTAATGAAGCAACTATTGATTCAATTAGACGTGTTGATGGAACTTACAATGTAAGTTATTTTAATTTGCAAAATTTTGGATGGAAAGAGCAAACTGGAAAACTTAATGAAGATTTTCAGGTAACACCAGATAATAATTATTATCAAAATTTAGCATATTCTGTAAAAAGTACTAAAACTTGGGACGAAATAGTAACTCCCGTTAACAATTTACTTCACATTAGTGGAATGAAAAATTTTGCAGATACAGAAATTCTGCAAAATGTTCAGTCTGGAATAGGAACAACAGAATCTACTTTATCATTACTGAATATATTTGAAAGTGATAATAGAGTAGATACAATTAATAATTTTGATTTAGTTATAGATGTGGATACAATCGACAATAAATCAAAATTTGTTAAATTTAATGGTGTATATCTTGCAGATTTTATTCTTTGTAAAACTAATAGAGTTTTAAAAATAGACGATGTAAGTTCTCAATTCTCAAGCGAAAATGATCAACAACCGGGAGTTTCTAACATTGTACAACTCAATACTGGAAACAATTACAATCGATTTTTAGTACAGACACGAAATATTTTTACTAATGAAGTTCAATTCGATGAAATTATAACAATTAATGATTTGCAAAATATCTTTACTTTACAAAAAGCATCTTTCAGTTCTTTGAGCGATCAAAATTTGTTAGCAAATATTGAAGGATATGTTGACGATTCTTTAAATTTTTTACTAAGATTTAATCCTAAAGATGTAAACAATTCTGATTTTGATATTAAAATTTTACAAGATACTTTTACTTCTAAATCTGGAATTGGAACAACTGAAAATGTTGGATTTATTGATCTAATATCGGCAAATAAAATTGTAACTAGTGGAATAACAACTTCTGTTTTTAATTTAAATGCATCGGAGTATTCTGCAATTTATTCTAATATTCATATTTTAAATAATGATAGTTCAATTATGAACTATGTTGAAATTTATTTGACACATGATGGGACAAATACAAATATTAGTGAATATTATTTTGATGATAATGTATCAGAAACAAGTTCTAACTTTATTGGATCTTTTGGAGCATCTATTAGTGGTGGAATTTTATCTTTAGATTATACAAATACTTCATCAGAAACAATAACTGTTAGGACTAAAAATATTGGATTTGGGACTACCGCACTTGGTATTGGTACTTATAGATTTAAGTTACCGGGACAATTAAATGGAAATGAAAGAACCGTTACATTTGAATCTGGGTTTAACAATATTTCTTCAGGATCTACTAGTATTTTAGTATTAGATAGATCATTATTTACAGCAGCAAAATCTGTAGTTAAGGTTGCATTTGGTCAAACAAGTTCATTACATCAAGTAATGGCAATTAATGATGGAAGTAATGCATATTCACTTCAATACCCATTTTTATCAGTTGGAAGTACAACTGGAATAGGGACATTTGGGGCAGAATTGTCTGGGAATAATTTTATAGTTAAATTTTATGCAGATTCGGCACTTTCCGGAAATATTGAAATACTTTCATTTAGTGAAAATTTTTATACAGATTTAGACACTGTTAATAATCCACCTAGTTTAGATTATAGTCCTATTCAACAGTCTGTTAAAATTTCAAAATATTTCGGAGTTAACTCTCCTAATATCAATAAATTTGATTTTGAAGCAAATTACGATGGTGTGCCAATTTTTATGAAAATATTTGATCCATCCAATAATGATATTTTGAATCCAACAACTGGAGTCTTTACAATTTCAAATCATTTCTTTAATACTGGAGAAGAGTTAATTTATACACCAAAATCAACTTTTATAGGAATTCAAACTTCTGCATTGGGAATTGGTGCAACTGAAAATTATGTTGGTGTGGTTACTACAATATTGCCAGACGTTGTTTATGCTATCAAACTTAGTAATGACTCATTCAGAATTTCCACAAAAAAAGAGTATGCAACTCTAGGAATAGGGGTTACATTTACATCTTTAGGTTCTGGAAATGCTCATCAATTAGAAATGAGTAAAAAAAATGAAAAAACTCTAATAACAATTAATAATGTTGCACAAAGTCCTTTATCATATTCAAATATATCTCTTATACTATCTGGAAATGGCGGACAAATTGGAGCAGCATCTACAATATTTTCTTTAAGTGGAATCAGTTCTGTTGGTCTAACTGACATACTCAGTATTAATAATGAATATATGTTAGTAGAAAATGTTGGATTTGGTACAACAAATGCAGGTCCAATAACATTTACTGGGAACGTTCCTCTCGTACAAGTTAAGAGAGGATTTGTTGGGTCTGTTGCAGGATTGCACACTGACACTTCAATCGCACAAATTTATAAAGGATCATATAATATTGCTGAAAATAAAATATATTTTACAGAACCTCCTAGAGGAAACTCTTTAGATTTACTAGGCACAAACGAATTTAATTTGCTAAGAGAACGATCTTTATTTAGTGGAAGAGTATTCCTTAGAGAAGATTATTCTGCAAATAAAATATATGATGATATTTCAGATCAATTTACAGGTATCGGTCAAACTTTTACTTTAACATCTCAAGGAATAAACACTGTTGGATTAGGAACTTCTGGTGGAAATGGAATTGTGTTTATTAATAATATTTTCCAGTCTCCTACATCCACCAATAATGAAGGAAATAATTATTCAATATCAGAAATTTCTGGCAGTACAAAAATTATTTTTACTGGAATAACATCAACTAATGACACACTATTTTCATCAGAATTTGATGTTAATCAAAATCAACTTCCTCGCGGAGGTGTAATTGTATCTCTTGGATTTACCGGAGGTTTAGGTATAGCACCCCTTGTTGGAGCATCTGTTACTGCTATAGTTGGTGCTGGTGGAAGTATTGTTGCAATTGGAATTGGAACAATAGATATTATCGGATCTGGATATCAATATCCAGTCTCGGTTGCAATAACAGAAAGTGGGCATACTGGAACTGGAGCAGTTATAACAGCAAACGTAGGTGCTGGTGGAACTTTATCATTTAATGTGGTTAATCCAGGAACAGGATATACAAATCCAACAATCAACATTTCTTCACCATCATATGATAATTTACCAGTAACTGGAATTTTTAGAACAGGAATTGGATTAACGACTGATACTGGAGTTGGTCTTTTGTTGAATGTAGAAGTTGGTGCAAGTTCAACATCTACAGGAATTGGATCTACTTTATTTGAAGTAAAAACATTTAATGTTACTAGAAATGGATATGGATTCAAAATTGGTGATAGATTTAAACCTGTTGGATTAGTAACTGCAAAAGGTCTCTCATCACCAATAAGCGAATTTGAACTGACTGTACTTGATGTATTTACAGATTCTTTCTCCGCTTGGGAGTTTGGTGAATTAGATTATATTGATTCTGTTAAGCAATATCAAGATGGTATAAGAATTAGATTTCCACTTTTTTATAATTCAGAACTTCTTAGTTTTGAAATTGATGAAAACGATCCGGATTCACAATTAATTGATTTAGACTCTGTTCTTCTTATCTTTATTAATGGAGTTCTACAAGAACCTGGAGTTTCCTACCAGTTTAGTGGTGGAACTTCATTTACATTCTCCGTTGCTCCTGAACCTGAAGACAACATATCAATATTTTTCTATCGTGGTACAAGAAATCAAGATACGATTCAAACTAATATAATAGAGACCGTCAAAGTTGGTGACACGATACAAATTTTTAGCAATAATGCAAATATTCAAAATACAATTACCCAAGACAAGAGAATAATCTATGATATTTCTTCCTCCGATAGGGTTGAAACCAATTTATACACAAATCAAGGAATTGATTCCGTTAATATAAAACCATTATATTTGACCAAACAAAAAACAGACCTAATACTCAATGGTGAAAAGATTTCAAAATCAAGAGACTCTCTAGAATCTCAAATTTATCCCACAGCAAACATTATTGGAGATTTTAATAACTCAACAAATGAACTATTTGTTGATGATACTAGTTTATTTAATTATGAAAATGAATCACAAATTAACTTCAATGCTTTTATTTTTTCAAATGATTCTAATGAAGAATATGAAATAATTACTGACATATCAAATGTAGATGGATATAATGTTTCCATTATTGGTATTGAAACCGCAGATGGAATTGGAGTTCCTTTAGCACTTAAGTTTACATTAGATAGAGTTCCATTCTCATTTCCAGATTTGCAAGTTGGATATCCTGTTTACATTTCTGAGACTTCTGTTGGGCAAGGTGTGACATCTATTAATACGAGTAACACTGATATTGTTTCTATTAGCACATCTTTCTTAAATAACATTTATCAGATTAATGCAATTAATTCGTCTTCAGGAATTATAACTTGCAACATTGCATCTAATACATCTGTGGTTGGAATTGCAACTACCGGGACATTTAAATATCCTGTCGGAAGGTTGTCTTGGGGTAGATTATCAGGATTTTCTAGATCTAATTCACCAATATCAATAGGAGTAACTGGATATACATCCAGCATTGGAATTACTACTTTGGGATATGGTGCTGGTCTATCAACATATCCAACCATTCAAAGGAGAGGATATGGATTAAGAAGTAACGGATCTTTAAAAAAGGATCTATAATGTGATATAAATATAAAAAAAAGAACTATATAGATGTCTGCACTTGTAACAGATCAATTTAGGATTTTAAATACTAGTAATTTCATAGAATCGGTAGATAATTCTTCTAATTCTTACTATGTGTGGGTTGGTCTTACTAACCCGAACATTTATACTGGATTTGCAAGAAATGTAAACTGGGATGGTCCCGGTATAACAAATGGTGTAGTTCCAAATCCTACAGATAATTTGGATTATTTGACTCAATATGAAGATACTCTTCTTTTTGGAAAAAAAGTTACTTCTTCAAACATAAGAAGAGTTATCAAAAGAATTGATTGGGTAAGAGGTAAAAAATATGATATGTATAGACATGATTATAGTGTTGAAAATTTATCCTCAGTTTCTAAAAAATCAAGACTTTATGATTCGGAATATTATGTGATAAACACAGACTATAAAGTATACATATGCATAGAAAATGGATCTAGTGGAATTAATACAACCGGAAATCAATCACAATATGAACCAACTACTACAGATTTAGAACCTACAATAGCTGGAACGGGAGAAGATGGATATGTTTGGAAATATCTTTTTACAGTTACACCTTCAGACATTATAAAATTTGATTCCACAGAGTATATAACACTACCAAATAATTGGGAAACATCCACCGATTCTGAAATTGTTGCAGTAAGAGAAAATGGAGACTCTTCAATAAACAATAATCAAATTAAAACAGTTTATATTGATAACGCTGGATCTAACTATACCTCAGGTGAAGTAGATATCTTGGGAAATGGAACAGGAGGTAGAGTATTTGTTCAGACAAACAGTAATGGGGAAATTACAGATACTACAGTGACAACTGGAGGTGCTGGATACACGTATGGAATCGTTGATTTAGGTCCTCTACAACCAGGAGGAACGATTAGCAATCCTGCAAAATTAATCCCGATTATACCTCCATCTAGAGGGCATGGATTTGATTTATATAAAGAGTTGGGTGCTGATAGAGTAATGATATATGCAAGATTTGACGATTCGACTAGAGATTTTCCAACGAATACAAAATTTTGCCAGATTGGAATTTTAAAAAACCCAACATCTTTCATTTCTACAGAGACTTTTAGTGGAGGAGAGTTTTCTGGTTTATTTGCCATGCAATTTGAATCGGTTAATTCTTTTTTACCTGAAGTTGGAGAAAAAATTACTCAAACAGTTTCTACAGGAATTGCTGTAGGTTATGTGGCCTCATATGATTCGGATACAAAAGTTTTAAAGTATTTTAGAGATCGATCTTTATATTATGGTTCCACTTATGATCAGACAGACTATGTTGGAATTTCAACACAAGCAAATGCAAATATTGATTTTAGCTCTGCAGGAGGTAACGTAAATGGGGGGACAAGTGGATTTTCTGGACAAATATCTTCTTTTTCCGGAATTACAACCACTGTAAATAATTCTATTATTAATTTGGGAGTAGTATTTTCAAATGGTCTTGCTAATCCCGAAATAAATAAAAAAACGGGAGACATAATTTATATTGACAATAGACCTCTCGTATCTCGCAACATTAGACAAAAAGAAGACATTAAAATTATCCTGGAATTTTAACCAATGGCACAAAAAACAAATCTAAATGTAAATCCTTATTTTGATGATTTTGATGCTGAGAAGAATTTTTATAAAGTTCTTTTTAATCCAGGAAAACCTATCCAAGCGAGAGAATTAAATAACATTCAATCAATTTTACAAAACCAAATTGAGTCATTTGGTAGTCATATTTTTAAAGAGGGATCTGTAGTAATTCCCGGCAACTTAACGTATGATCCCCAGTTTAATGCTGTTAAATTAAATTCTACTAATCTTGGTGTAAATATTTCACTTTACATTAATCAATTTTTAGGTAAAAAAATTACAGGACAAATTTCAGGAGTAACTGGAGTTATTCAAAGAATAGAAATACCAGATTCGGTTAATGATTTAGAATATATTACCCTATACGTAAAATACATTGATTCTGGAGAAAATTTTACAATAACACCTTTTCAAAACGGAGAATCATTATTTTCAAATGAGAATATAGTATATGGAAATACTACTATTGTAGCAGGAAATCCATTTGCATCACTTATTTCTACCGATGCAACTGCAGTTGGGTCTGCCGTTTCTATTGACACTGGAATTTACTTCGTAAGAGGTTCTTTTGTAAATATTTCAAAGCAAACGATTATTCTTGATTATTATACGAACACACCATCCTATAGAGTAGGTCTTAAAGTATCTGAAGAAATTATTACTGCAAAAGAAGATGATTCATTATATGATAATGCAAAAGGTTTTACTAACTATGCGGCTCCAGGAGCAGATAGATTTAAAATAGGTCTGTCCTTAACTAAAAAAACAATTGATAGTGTAGACACTGATGTAGATTTTATTGAACTTCTTAGACTAGACGCTGGTCAAGTTAAAAAATTAAACACAAATACTCAATATTCTTTAATTAAAGATTATTTGGCACAGAGAACTTTTGATGAGTCCGGAAATTACTCAGTAACTCCCTTTAAAGTTTCTTTACACAATTCTTTAAATGATAGACTAGGAAATAATGGTCTATTTTTTGAAGATCAAAAAACTGAAAGTGGAAATACCCCAACAGATGATTTAATGTGTATTAAATTATCTCCTGGTAAAGCATATGTTAGGGGATATGATATTGAAAAAGTTTCTACTACAATTTTAGATGTATCAAAACCTAGAGAAACAGAAAATGTAAGAAACGTAAGTATCCCGTTCGAAATGGGAAATTTATTAAGAATTAATAATATAACCGGATCTCCAAAACAAAACGAATCTGTAGAACTTCATTCGGTCAGAAGAAGTGTATCTGCAAATCCCAGTTCAACAACTAAAATTGGAGATGCAAGAGTTTACAATTTTAGATTAACAGATGCTGCATATTCTTCAGCATCTTCTAACTGGGATTTATATCTTTATGACGTACAAACATACACAACGTTAACCTTAAATCAAGCACTAAATTCATCACAATTACCCTCAACTTCATTTGTGAAGGGAAAAAGTAGTGGTGCTAGTGGATATGCAGTTTCTGCTGGAGATGGAACAACTACTCTAAATTTAAGCCAAACTTCCGGAACTTTCATAAAAGGTGAGCAAATTACAATTAATGGATTGGAATTATATCCAAGATCAATTGCAAATATCACAGTATATAATGGCGAAGATATTAAGCAAGTTTATCAATCAACTGCAGTATCAGGATTTAGTATTGCCTTTATGGGCGACTCTGTTTTAAGCAACCAACTTCCCATTGGGTTTAATGCATCTGATACTATTAACATTACTGCAGGTGGTGTAGTAACTTCTCCAGGGAAGTTTTTTAATGCAATTAAACCAGGAAGTATTATTCGATATCAAACTTCAACAGGATCTTTAGAAAACTTTAATAGAGTAACTAGTATTAGTCTAACTGGCGACTCAATGACGGTTCAAAGTATTACTACTGTTACTGGAGTTTGTAACGGTGCGATTGGAGTTTCCACAAATATATCCTTTAGTATTGGTGCTCCTGCGATTAGAAATATTGAAAAGGGATTTTTATATGCAGAAGTTCCTAATTCTAATTTGTCATCAATTGATTTAAATGGTTCTATTTTAACATTTAGTGCTCAGTCAACGAGTGCAAAGTCTTCAAGTAGTCCAATCGTTTTATCTGTTTCTGATTTTTCATTACCTTCTGGATTAACAACTGCATTATTTCAAGGTTTTGATGAAGAACGCTATTCTGTTCACTATACCGATGGCACCACACAGTCTTTGACAGCAGATCAATTTTCACTATCTAATAATCAAGTTACATTATCGAATCTTACATCTGGCAAAACTACTTCTTCTATCAATGCAACTTTTATTAAAAATGGGGTTCAAAGTAAGGAAAAGGAATATAATAGAAGTCAAACAATCAATGTAATATATTCAAAATATTTAGAGTCTGGAACTGGAATCAGCACTTCTATCAATGATGGTTTAGAGTATAATCCATATTATGGATTAAGAGTTCAAGACCAAGAAATTTCTCTTAATTATCCAGATGTTGCAAAAGTTTTAGCAGTTTATGAATCATTAAACACTTCAAATCCATCTTTGGATACAATATCATTTAGTAGTGTATTGAATATTGGTGGAAACGCAATTATTGGAGAAAATATTATTGGTTCTGAGAGTGGTTGTGTAGCCAGAGTAGTTACAAGATCAACAAACAGTGTAGGTGTTGTATTTTTAAATTCGAATAGATTCTTAACTAATGAAAGCGTTACATTTGAAGAATCGAATATTATTGGAGAAATAGATTTCATAACTTTTGGAAGTTACAATGATGTCACAAATAGATTTAAATTAGATAAGGGGCAAAAAAATCAGTATTATGATTATTCCAAAATTGTAAGAAATGAGGGTGAAACAGAACCTTCTAGAAGACTTTTAATTGTTTTTGATCATTTTACTGTCCCATCTACAGACAGTGGGGATGTATTTACTGTATTAAGTTATAATAAAGAACAATTTTCTGAAGATGTTCCATTACTTGGTTCCAATCAAGTAAGAGCATCAGACACTCTTGATTTTAGACCTAGAGTATCTGTATTTACAACATTCAATTCTTCCCCATTTTATTTTTCAAGTAGAAATTTTAGTTCTTCTATTAAATTAAATCTAACTCCGAATGAAAATACTATTATTGGATATGATTACTATATTGGTAGAATAGACAAAATTTATCTTGATAAAAACGGCGATTTTACCTATGTCGAAGGGACTTCTTCATCAAATCCCAAATCACCAGTTAAAATAGATGATGTAATGGAGATTGCAACAATTAATCTACCACCATATTTGTATAATCCAAAAAATGCTACTTTATCTTTGGTTGATAATAGAAGATATACAATGAGAGACATTGGTCTTATTGAAAATAGAGTTAAAAATCTTGAAAGGGTTACTTCTTTATCTCTTTTAGAATTAAGCACTCAAACTTTACAGGTTCAAGATTCTGAAGGATTTAATAGATTTAAAACAGGATTTTTTGTGGATGATTTTAAAGACTATGAAAGAGTAAATTTAAATTTTTCACTCCTTGAAATAGACCCACAATTGCAAGAAATGAGACCAATCATTGCAAGAAATAGTCTCAAAAATTATCTTGCTCCAGCACTTAGTATAACAAATGAAGAAATTGATCTTTCTACTAATTATTCCTTAATAGACGCTAATGTTCAAAAAACAGGTAATACAGTTACTTTAAAATACAATTCTGAAAAATGGATTGAACAACCATTGGCAACTCAAGTAGAAAATGTCAATCCATTTCATGTAATTTCTTACAAGGGGTCAATAAAATTGACTCCGGAAAGAGACAATTGGGTAAGAACTATACAGTTGCCAAATAAAACCATTTCGGTTACAGACTTTGTTTTAGTTGAAAGAGATAACACTGTTTTAGCTGATAGAACACAACGAATTGATAATGGGGCCAATGCAAGTAGAACTGAACTTTCAACTGAATTTTCTCAGTCCGTAACAGAAACCACTACTTCTTCAACTCAAAGCACCAGTTCAACAAGATTAGTGGAATCTCGTGCAGAAGAATACATGAGATCTAGGAATACAGAATTTTCGATTGCAAGTTTAAAACCATATACTAGATATTATCAATTTTTAGATGGAAATGGATCTATAGATTTTATTCCAAAACTAGTTGAAATTGCAAACAGCGAGTCTCTGGAAAACAATGGTGCATCATCTGCATTTAGTATAGGAGAAACTGTAATTGCTTACGATAATCAAAATAATAAAATAATTTCCTTTAGAGTAGCAATGCCGTCTCATAAGTATGGTCCCTACAATGCACCGACATCTAAATTTATTGTCAATCCATATTCGAGAGGTGAATCAATTCCAGATGCGTATAGTGCTTCATCAAAAGTTTTAAATATTGATACTTACGCATTGTCCGAAGAAGCACAGGGTCTTTATTCCGGATATCTAGTAAAAGGAGCAAAACTTGTAGGACAAACAAGCGGATCTATAGCATACGTAAAAGATCTTAGATTAATATCAGATAATTATGGAGATTTAATAGGAACTTTCTTTATTAGAGATCCTAATACCAGTCCAGCACCGGATGTAAGAATTAATACTGGTACAAAAACTTATAAAATTTCATCAAGTCCAACAAATCAAACAGCAGTTGCTGGGAGTACTACTATTTCTGCTGGGGAAACAACTTATGTTTCTGAGGGAACGTTGGAATTATATGAAACAACAATTACAAATACAACAACAGTAACCACAAATAGATTAACAACTACAACTATAACTAGAGTAACGTCTAACTTTGAACAGACTCAATTTCCTGAGCAAAACAGGGGAGGTGGAAAAGATCCTCTTGCACAAACCTTTACTGTTGATCAAGATGGTGGATTTTTAACAGAGGTTGATTTATATTTCTACAAAAAAGATAGTGGAAATAATCCCCTCACAGTTGAGATAAGAACTGTTGCATTAGGAACGCCAACAACTGTAGTTGTTGGAAATCCTGCAATTCTGAGACCAGATCAAATTCAAACTTCAGATGATGCAACTGTTGCAACAAAAGTTGTCTTTGATTATCCAATTTATCTATCTCCTGGACTCGAATATGCTCTGGTTCTTCTGGCACCGGAAAGTGTTGAATATGAAGTTTTTATTGCAGAAATGGGTAAAAAAACTGTTCAATCTACAAATCTTCCAGATTCTGAAGCAGTTGTATATACACAACAATTTGCTATGGGAAGTTTGTTTAAATCTCAAAATGGATCTATTTGGACTGCAGACCAATA